AAGTCTACAATCACTAGACAAATGCTAGATAACCTATACTTAACTAATAACTATCGTGTAGGAGCTGTAGAAGGACAAGTAAACTTAGATGACTTACTAACATCTACTGCAGGTGGTGTTGTACGTATGAAGAACCCTAATGCAATCGTACCATTAACTGTACAATCTAATGCAGCACAATCCTATCCAATGCTAGAGTATTTAGATACAGTACAAGCTAAACGTAGTGGGGTATCAGAGGCTAGTCAAGGATTAGACCCTAATATACTACAGAACGTAACAGCTACAGCAGTAGCAAGTATGAGTAGTGCAGCAGGTGGTAAACTAGAACTTATATCACGTATCTTTGCTGATACAGGTGTTAGCTCACTAATGAAAGGTATTCTACATCTAGTATGTAAGTATCAAGATAAAGAAAGAATCATTAGAGTAAATAATAAGTTTGTACCTATGGACCCTAGAGAATGGACTACACAGTACAATATGACTGTTAATGTAGGATTAGGTACAGGTGCTAAGCAAGAGCAGTTAGGTGTAATGCAAATGCTACTACAAAAGCAAGAGCAAATGATTACACAATACGGTCTAAACAATCCATTAGTATCACTAAAACAATATAGAGATACACTAGCTAAGTTTGTAAACATGGCAGGATTCAAAGATGAGTCTGGATTTTTAAATGATATTACAAAAAAGCAGTCAGATATGATGGCTCAGCAAGCAGCACAAAATCCTAAAGCTAATCCTAATACTGAGGCAGCTAAGATACTAGCACAAGCAGAGAAAGAGAAAGCACAAATGAAGATGCAATCTGACATGGCTAAACTAGAATTAGATAGGATGAAACTAGAAATGGAGGCATCTAAACAAATGCTGCGCTTAGAGCAAGACAAGCTAGAGTTTGAAAAAGAGATGGCTATAAAAGAATTAGAACTTATAAATAAGGAGAAAGAATCTAACGCTAATACTTCTACTAATCAAATGAAGACAGTAGTAGATGCTATAGATAAGATTTCTAAAATAAATGCAGGATAGATTACAGATACTAAAAGACATTATATCTAACGACATATTCAAAGATGAGTTAGATAATATGAAAAAAGAATTAGTGAATACAATCATTAACTCAGATGATGACCAACAGGCTATGAGAGAATCGTCCTACGTCAGAATAAGAGCAATTAATGATATAGTGGCTAGACTTGAATCCATTGCAATGAATGATGAGATTAAAGATAAGTCCTGGAAGATATTATAGTCATTTGACTATATGGTAAGCTAAGCCTATATTAGCAAACAAGGAAATACACATGAGTGAAGAAACCATGACGTCAGAAGACAGTGGAACTCTATCAGTAACAGATGCAGCATCTTCTATTGAAGGTATGTTATCTGCAACAGAGGAATCCACTGAGGACAAACCAGAAGTTGTAGAAGATACAATCGAGGAAGTTGTAGAGGAAGAAGAAGTTGAAGTCGAACCAGAAAGTAATGAAGATGAGATTGAGACTGAAACTGAAGACGAATCCGAGGAAGTAGTTGACGAGGAAGTTGAGACAGAACAGACTTTCACCGTAAAAGCAGCAGGTGAAGAAAAAGAAGTTAGTCTTGATGAGCTTGTCAAATCATACCAACTTGGCACTGATTATACTAAAAAAACCCAAGAGATAGCAGAGCAGCGTAAAGTTGTTGAGCAAGAATCTAAAGCTATCATTGAGGCAAGGCAACTTAGAGATAATTATTCACAAAGGCTGCAGGAATTAGAATCTGTATTAAACCAGACTAATGAAAGTCCTGAAGAACTTGCAGCATTAAGAGAGAACGACCCAATAGGATATGCAGTAAAGGTAGCAGAGCAAACTGAAAAGAAAGAACAGTTAGCTACAGTTCAAGCAGAGCAAGCTCGCATTGCACAACAGCAACAAGCAGACCAGGCTCAGCAAATGCAGAGATATGTAGAACAAGAGACCATTAAATTAGCAGAATCCTTACCAGAGTTTTCAGACAAAAAGAAGTCCGAACAAATCAAAGTTGATATTCGGAACTACGGAAAAAAAGTTGGCTTTACAGACCAAGAGTTATCTCAAGTCTATGATAGTCGACATGTACTGGTGTTGCATAAAGCTGCACAATATGACAAACTAATGTCAAATAAAGCAGGTGTTAAAAAGAAAGTTGCAAAAGCTCCTAAGACTGTAAAAGGTGGTGCTAAAGTAACTCAAAATGTAACAGACGTACAAAAGAAACAAGTAAAACGGTTGCAGCAAACTGGTTCAGCCAGAGATGCAGCAGCTATTTTTGAAAACTTTATAGAATAAGGAAAGACAATGGCAGAATTTAGAACTTATACAGCTATTGGGCAGCGTGAGGATTTAAGCAACACAATCTATAACATTGCTCCAACAGAAACTCCAGTAGTATCCTCTATAGGAAAAACTACTGCAAAAGGTACCTTACACGAATGGCAAACTGATGATTTATCAGCAGCATCTGCAGCAGGTTTAGTTGAAGGTGCAGACGCATCTGGCGCATCAGATACTCCTACTGTTCGTTTAGGTAACAGAACTCAAATACAAGGCAAAACAGTACATATTTCTGGTACTCTTGATGCAGTTGATAAAGCAGGACGTAAGTCAGAAACAGCTTATCAATTAGCTAAAGCAGGACAAGAGCTAAAACGAGATATGGAAAAAACTATCTTGGGTAACGTAGCACAATCAGCAGGTGTCGCAGGTTCAGGCGCTAGACTACTTGGCTCTATTCAAACATGGTTACTAACTAATTATGTTACAGAGGCAACAGCAGGCTCTCCTGCAGGTCCAGTAGGTGGTAACGGAACTGCTACTCGTACTTCAGCAGGCTCTGGTAACTATCTAGCATTTGGCGAAGATAAACTAAAAGCATGTGTTAAATCTGTATTTGAAAACGGTGGTAATCCAACTATGTTAGTTGTACCTCCTACACAAAAACAAGCAGTATCAGCATTTACTGGTATTGCAGCACAGCGTTATCAAGCTCCTGCTAACAAGCAAACTACTATTGTAGGCGCTGCCGACGTTTACATGTCAGATTTTGGCACTTTATCTGTTGTACCTGACAGATTTATGACTAGAGACTCAGGCACTGGTACAGGTGAGCAAGCATTAGTAATTGACCCTACAATGCTTAACATTGCAACACTACGTCCTTTCCAAAGCAACTTACTAGCTAAGGCAGGTGATAGTGAGAAACATCAAATGCTTTCAGAGTACACTCTGCAAGTTAATAATGAGAAAGCTCACGGTATCGTAGCTGACTTATTAGTATCTTAATACTAGTTGATATATGCCCTCTTCGGAGGGCAGTATCATAGGAGATTATAATGGGTAAATGGAACGATAAATTAAAAGAAACAGTATTTAGAAATGCTACAACACATGATACAGATTTAGGTAAAGTAGTAGAAGTAAAGCAAGACGTAACAGATATAGTAGAGCAAAACAAACAAGAATATAATAACAATACTACAAGTTGGGGAGATGATGTATTTGATAACAAAATAGCATCTATACCAATGACAGTAATAGATTCATTAAACCAAAAAGGCATCATGAGAGGATTTCATGTATTAGACCAAAAGAAGTTTAAGTTATGGTTAAATGACCCAGATAATAGATTTTTTAGGACAAAACAAGGTAGGATTTAATGGCATATTTTGGTGATTATTCACAGTTACAAGCAACTCTAGCTGACTATTTAGCTAGAACTGACTTATCTACATCTATTCCTGAGTTTATTAGACTGGCAGAAGATAGATTAAGTAGAGATTTACGTATTAGACGTACTTTAAAGGTGGCGACTACTACAACAACAGTAGGCGATAGTACGGTAGAGCTACCTGCTGACTTTGTTGCAATGAAAGATTTACATATATCCTCACAAGACCCAGTACAAACTATTACTTTTCAATCTGTAAGCAACTTTTTTAGAAATAGTAGGTCAACTACATCAGGACTTCCTACATTTTATACATTATTAGGAGCTGAGTTTCAATTTGCTCCAATTCCTGATTCAAATTACACTCTTAAAATGGTTTATCATTATAAGCCTGATTATTTGAGTGATACTAATACATCAAATCTTTGGTTAGCAAATACACCAGATTTGTTGTTGTATGCAGCACTGGGAGAGGCAGAACCATTCTTAATGAATGACGAAAGAATTGCAACTTGGTCAGCTATGTATGACAGAGGTGTTAATTCTTTACAAAAATCAGATGATGAAGCTGACTTTCCAGCTCATCCACTTTCTATTACTAACTCAACGAGGTAAATTATCATGGCAGATATGTCGGATTATCTAGAAGTAAAACTTCTAAACTTAACATTAAATGGAGCAGCATTTACAGCAGTAGATGACCCTTACATTTCTTTACACACAGCAGACCCAACAGATGCAGGTACTGGTACAGAAGTTTCTGGTACTGG